GGAACAAATTATCAAAATCTCTTGCACTTTTACCAGCCGCCTCTTCATTAAGGGGTATTGTAAGAGCTTTTGCTTTTTTAGGTGTTATTGTCACACCGAACTCATGAACTCTGGCAATCATTAGTATTTCAGAGTCTTTACCACCGAATACTCCAACTTCAATTTTTGAGTTTTTAAGTTTATTGATTTCTTCTATCAAATTAGGCATGTTGTTATTATCAGTGATTTTAAGCTTTGCCATTATGAAAACACCATAAAAGTTGGTCCCTGGCTCTTTTTCATAATCCTTAAAAGCTCTTTGCCGTACTCAGTGATTTCAAGTCCATCAGTTCCTGCTTTATCAGCATAATCTTTAGAGCCTAAGCCTTTAACTTCTTCGCTGATGGCTTTTGGATGATCAAGTGTAGCAAAATGAGCAGCCATGTACCTTTCCATCTTTTCCTGGTACTTATCATCATATTCCCAGTCTTCAAGTTCAATAACTGCATCCTCAATATAAAGCTCTATAGATTCATCAGATAACTTAGATAGGTGAGAAGCAATGCTCCTCACCTTAGATACAGTAGTTTTAGGCATTATTTTTCGTCGCCTTCAGGATCTTTTTCAAGATATTCTAACTGCTCTTTAATAGCATCTTTAGTTGTTTTTCTTTCAGCCTGTTCTTGCCACTCCAGTAGCTTTTCTTTATCGAAAGTTGACTCAATTACCTCAACAGCCTTTTCAACGGGGACAATCTCTGTTATATCTTCGAGATTACCTTTCTGGACTTCAACTTTACCCTCTTTAACCCAGCCCTTTACGATAGGGTGAGTTTTAACTTTTTCCCAGTCTTCTTCCTCAACTTCATTCGGGCCAATATTCAACGATACATTTCCAACGTGCTTAATTTGAGCAAAATGGTTGATTATCGTTAACATACAATTACCTCCTTATTTTTAATTTTTAAATTCCGTCTGCTCTGCAGATTCCGAGTGGATATCTAACAATAGCTCCAGCGGTTCTTTCTTCAAGGTTAACCTGGGAACTAAGGTTTTCCTTATTATATGGAGCATGTCTATAAATATCTAAAGGCAGCCCCATTTGAACTACATCTGGAGAACTATCATAAACCATAAAGCAATCAGTTCCACTATCACCTTTACCTGCAAGTTCTGCAACAGAAATAATTCTGTCAAACCAGCCTTGCTTTTCTAGATAATTTCGGATAGTCATTTGAGGATTTTCTGAATTAAAAGCTCTGTCTAAATCCTCATATTGATCATCAGGAATTGCTAAAGTATCAACAGCCATTCCGGGTTTTAAGTTAACCTTCTTTTTAGCTTGTCTGATATCCTCAACAATTTCTTCACCAGTTTTATCTTTCCAGTTAGTAGATGTTTCTCCACTGTTTTGGTCAACAGTATAAGTCTGAATACCAGTAACATTAGTCAGGCCTTCTGCATTGTGCTCTGGAGATCCGGAAAAGAAGAAATCATTCTCTTTTTCCGAAATAGCTCTTCTTGCTGCAGTAGCCTTTGTAGTTTCAACTGGTCTACCGGCCATCTTTGCAGCTCTCTTTTCTTGCAGATCAATAGTAAATCCAACCACGATACCAAAAATACCCTGGTGGTGTCTTTCGATATCAGCATCTACTAATGGAACATCATCTGCACCATAAGCAAATATTTTAGCAGCACCTTTTTTAGTTACTTTGTCATAACTGTAGGTTTCTGCCCCTTCAGGGATATCAGTCTTTAAACCCACCATTTTTCTGGCAGTTAATTCTCTTTCTTTTGCTTCATATACAGTATTATCAATTGCATCTAAGTCATCATTTGTTAGCATAGCGTCCTGTCTGGTAACGCCAGATCCTAAGTCTTTCATTATCTAATCACCTCTCCTTAAAGTTGTTTAGTAGTTGTCTGAGAAGGCAAGTTGAACTCTACCTTGACAACTTCACCGGCAGATCCGGCTGATTTAAACTCTGCATCTTCAATTTCAACACCATACACACCATTAGTTGCTTCAGTTAAGCCGCCTTTATCAAAAAGACCATCATCTCTGACAGCTACTTTATCGCCTCTGGTAACATCAGCTGCTGAATCAGATAACTTAACCCACATCACTGCTTTTCTGGCTACAGTTATACTGTTACCATCAACATATTTGGAGTTATCTAAGTCACCACCTACAGAATATTGAGCAACTCCAGCTAAAACATCAGCTGCAGCACTTCCATCCCAAGAAGCTACCTGCTTTTCTGGATCAGTTCCATACTTAACAGCAGTACCAAAAGGAATATCTCCTTCGCCTGCCATTGAATCAGCGTGTCCGCTTCTTCCTTCTGCTAATTGACCTGCATTTAATTTAGCATCCATTATTCATCACCTCTCATGTTTAATCTTTTCTGACGCTTTTTCTCAATAGCGTCATTGCGGGAGCTGGAGTCATTTTTCTTAAACTTAAGGTTGTTATCTCCATAACTTCCCTGACCATCGTCCAGCATTTCAGTTAATACATCAAAACGAGCTTCGATGTATTCGTCTGCTTTATCTTCTCTGTCAAACTTTTCATTAACAGCTTTAATGCAGTCGATTTTGATTTCCTTATCAGATTTACCTTCAACCTCATAATCCTCATCCAGGAATTTGTCAGCTTTTTTAAGAAGATTAATTCTTTTGCTGACAGCTTCATCAATCTTCTTATCAGATAACTGATTATCTTCCATTTCATCAACTTTCTTTTGCAAGTTAGTAAGCTGATCATCTTTACCATCAAGCTTACCCTCTAGCTGACCAACATTTTTAGTCAGATTTTCGTTTTCTGTTTTCAAAGTATCAATTCTGCTTGCAACTTCTTCAGCTACTTCAAACTCTTTTTCATCTAATTTGATAGTTTTCAATTTCTGATCACTCCTTTGGTTTTGCTTATTCTTTGACTTATCATTCAAAATACTACTGTCTTTTCTGACTTGATAGGCATAATCTTTTGAATCCAACCTGGCACTGCAATCAGGTCCGCAACGTCCTTTTTCAACCATTGCCAAATGATTTAAATTGAAATTGGTCTGTCTGCGATCATATTTCTGGCCCTGATACGTTCCTGACTCTTCAACAATTTCGCATTCAAAGCCTAAGCTGCATTCTTTTTTATTGCTATTTAATACTTTTCCTATTAAACCTGAGTCAAAAACTGTTGCTCTACCGGTTAACTTCTCTCCGGTTATTCGAGCTGTATCAGAAGTCATTCCTTTAACCAACTCTTTAGAATTATCCGGATTAACAAGCTCCCAGGGGTGATCGTCAGTAACTGGTAGGTTTTTTAATTGACCTAAAACCTCATCAGTTAACAGATCATCAGGATGCTTAAGTTCATAGACTATATCTCCTGTCTCTGGGTCCAAATAAGGGAAAACTCCAGTTTGTGCAGCCACAAGGTCATAAGTAAGAAAGCCAGATGAATTTTTATTCAGATTATTAATTCCTATCACATCAAACCTCTTTGGCATCTGTAATCACCCCCTTTCATTAAGCTGCTTGCCCTCCCCAGAGTTCGTCTAGTTCTTCGGCAACAATTTCGGCTGTACATCGGCAGTTATAATCTTTCCCGGGGAAAAGACCATTTGCTCCTTCTTCCCAGGTGAACTTTTTGCCGTCTAAAGCTTTGTGTTTGTCTCTAACTCTAATATCATCTGAATCCCTCCAGATAAATTCTTTAAGTCCAAGCTCCTGGTGCCTCAACTTTGTAAAGTCACCAAGCATACTGCCTGCCTGATCTCTTGCAATAAATTTTGCTCTATTATCTGTTTTTTTATAGACATTCTGAATATTATCTTTGATATCGTCTATACTCTCACCGGACCTCACCCCCTGCAGCACAATAGTATCCAACTGTTTATGGTATTCTTCCGGAATTGATTTAATTAAGCTAACATTTTCCGAGACTGCAGCCTTAACTGCATCTTCAAGTTTTTGGTTTCTTTTAAGTGGATCCATTCCAATAACTGACCTGATCTGCTCTTTAACTTGATTATTTGTGTGGTTTTTAACCCTTCTAGAAAATTTATCAGCTAACTTTTTTGCAGTCGCATCAGAAAAGGCCCAAGTAATAGCTGATTCTTTCAGCTCCTCAAGACCTTTGATTATGTCATCCATTTCGCTGTCTTTTTTATAAGAGTCATTTCTCCGTAAATATGGAGCAACTTTCCTATCAACAAAATCAATGACATCTTTATTCATTTTTTCAACCAAATCACTTAACTCTTCATAATAATCAACTGCATGATTGGCAGGGAAAAGTATTTTAGGAAGAGGCATTTTTGTGTGCCCCCTTTACTTTTCTTGCTATTTCAAGAGCTTCATCATCAGCCATGTCTAATTTCTCCATCAGACTGCTTTTGCTGGCCCGCTCTTCTCTTATCTCATCAGCTGTATAAACTTGATTTTTGATATATATTGCATCTGTTTCAGCAACTGTCTTTCTGATTTTGGCATCAGTTTCTTTATCCAGTTTCCATAATGGATTAAAAGAAATTGAATATTTGCCATCTGGATCAGTGCGTCCATTAGCAACTCCGCTGTCTTTAGCCCAGAATAAAAGATCAATCAGCTGTTCAATTAATGGTCTTAAATAGTTCTCCTGGAGTCCGGCTATTCTTGCATAATAATTTAAACTATCAAACTGACCTCCAGTAATTGTACCCTGCTGCTGGCCCATTATATGACTCTTAGGCATTCTTGCAGCACCGGCCAGATAATCCCAAACAAAGTCGAGCATATCCTTTAAACTGGATAGTGAGCCGGTAGGGCTCTTAAACTCTAAATCATCTTCCTTGCCAATCAATGCCAGCGAAAGAGTATTGAACTCAAATTCAAGCTGGCTCTGTACTTTCTGGCGTGTTTCATTGTCAGTTACATCTACTCCGTCTGACTTGAGGACCTTAAAAACAAGCGAATAAAGCAACTGGCCTACTGACCATGCTGCATTATCAAAAATAGTTAGAGGGTCAAATATTGACTGGATAAGAGGAATTCCCATTGCTTCATCCTCTACAGTTCTAACTTGCAAATGCAAAAGTCTTGATTTGTGAATTTTCCTTTCTCCCTGACCTCCAACTCCGGATATCTTAAACTTTTCAATATCTCCGTACTCTGGAGAGAACATATCTTCGTTAATCTCAGTATCATGTATT